AACTCAGCTTGTTTTCTAGCAGCCTCATCCATTTCCATCTCTGTCTTATAAAGCAGAGGATCAATGACTGATAGCATTGGGTCAATTTGGCGCGGAACATAAGCACCGGCAGGCGGTAAAGCACCGGCAGGAGGTGGTGCCGCTTGAGGCATCTCTTGCGGCAACAACGCTGGCGCTTCTGGCGTTGACCTCTGCGGTACATCAGAAAGCTCTTGAGCCGCAAACGGCGGCGCAGCAGTCAGTGATGGCATTACAGGAGCAGGAGCGGCAGCAGGGGCAGGAGCCCCAGCAGCAGGCTTGCCACCGAAATACTTCATCCTGAACTTCATTTGATCGTCGAGCCCTTGCTGCTGACGCATCTTCTCGCCTAGCTCAAACTCCATCTTGGCAAGCTCAGCGTCACGAGCAGCCTTCTTTTCCATTTCTTCAGCACCCGCCGTAGCGGCATAACCTAGAGATTCTCCAAAAGAACCTGTCTTGGTAGGCTGTAGGAAAGCACCCGCAACACGCATCGCAACGGGGTCAAATAGCATGTTCCGGCGAGAATTAAGCGCAAGGATCAGCTTATCCATCTGCGCCTTGGCCTCGACCTTCCGCGCTTCCGTGGTTTTGTAGTATTCCTGAACTAACGGGTTTTGTCCCTGTGGCGCTGGTTGTGCGCTATCCATTTCATCAGCCATGAGTTACTCCACGAGGTAGCCGTTTGCGTCGTAATAATTACCCTGCCCATCAGTGTAGGCAACTTGAGGATTTACCGCCCCACCGTCAGCGTAGCCAGAAACAGACCCACCCTCAGCCAAGCCAAAAAGTCTCTTGATGGAACTAGCAAGGTTAACCACAGATTGAGCAGTTCCAATATCCGATGTAGCGGCGTTCGTTGTCGTTCCAGTAGCATTAGGATTGTAACCAGTCAGCATCGACAACAATCCAGCCATTTGCGACAGCGGGCTGTTTGAGTAGCCAGTCGAACCAACAGTCTGCTTAGTTCCAGACATCGGGATTTGATAGCCCTGAAGCATCTGCCGGTACTGCTGAGCTTGCGCCATCGGATAGTCCAAAACCTTCTGCCCTAACGCCTGCTCCATACCACCCAGCTCAGTCAAAGTCTTCAGCCCAGTGGTACCCATACCCTGCTGGACTTGCCCTAAGTTACCCAAAGCCTGACCTGCTTGCATCTGGCGGCTTAAATCGCTCTGTGCAGCCCCTAGAGCGCTTTTATAGCCCTCAGACAGCGCACCATACTGACGACCCAGTAAATCGGCTTGTAGGTCTCTTAAAGTCTGTCCTGTGACCTGTGCGGCTCTTTGGCTTCCAAACTGACCAGTACCCGCAGCACCCGCCCGCAGATTAGGCAAGACGTTCTCTTGAATACCCCGCTGTTGCAGTCGTGTCATTTCATTAATGACATTCTGCTGGTAAGGATCCATGTACTGGCTCACTAGGGAGGTCGCAGGCGTAGCGCCAGACGCTCCAAGAAACCCTGCACCAGTCTCTGCAGTACCGGTTCCCGCAAAAGCAACTTGAGGCGCTAGATTTAAAGCCTGCTGCTGCAAAGGGCTAAAACCAGCTACCCCACCCTGCTGAATTGCCGCCTGACCTAAGTTAGCAACGTCTTGGAGGTAATTGGTATAGAACTCAGGTGCCGATGTGACATCCTGAGCTGTTGATACTGTTGCCGGTAGGGGGGCTCCCTGAAATATATCAGCCACGGCGGGCTCCTTTCTTCTGTGCTGCGGCTAAGTAAGCCAGCGGTGATTTTGCAGGAGGAGGAATCTTATTCACGGGAGCCGAGCGCTTATGAGCACGGAGTTCCTCTCTAAATTTATCGAGAATCTTGGAGCCAGCCTTCGTCGAACCGTTGCCAAGCTGAGCCACAGTATCCGCATCAAAGACGTACTCACCATCTGCCAGCATCGCAGGGATGTCATCCGACTGCCCATCGCCGGGGCCTGTGACAGCCGATCCAGCACGGTAGTCTTTACGCCCTTGAACTAAGGGAGCGTTGTCAGCGTGGTGAACTTCGTTCAAACCACCATGCGCCATACCGCCCTGAGCCATGCCCTGTAGATATTGAAGGGGATCAACGTGCTGACCGTAAGTGTAATAAGCCGCACCACCATCAGCCATCTTCGTAGGCGAAGTTGTCGGAGTAGATAGAGCTGTCGGGGCTGGACGAGCCAATGGGTTTGTAAAAGATAAATTTGAAGTGGGTTTTGCAAAGTCAAACGAGAACATTGGCGATTGACTAGCTTTTAAACCGCCAACATTAATTGGGCTGCTAACCGACAGAGGAATCTCAGGAGCCGAAGCATACTGACGGTAAGGCGCAAATCTGACAGGGCTAACTTGAGTAGTCCTCGGAGGGATAACCCCTACCTTAGACATATCAACGCCTCGGTACGCATTAGCTGCTTGAGACTTTGCCTGCGCGTTCATTAGTTGCGTCATCAAGGCACCAATTAAAAGGCCGCGAGATGATGGGGCGGAGATAATCTTATCGATGCCTTGAGCTACTTGATTTACGCCGCCGTTTGCAAAATGGGGAACCATACCGCCCTCTTTCATTAAAGGAGTTGCCATACCACCGTGCGAGTAATAACTGCTACTGTCTGCATTAATAATGTTTCGTGTTGGCAATCTGTTATAACTACTAGTAGTATTGTCCGCTATAGGAACAGAAGAAGCGTCTACGTTATATCTTGAATAATCAGGACGAATTGCGCCAGTTGCAGCATCCACAATGTCGGTCACACCTTGAAGTACACCGCCACCGGCTGGGGTAGGCATCATGGAACCAACAACCGCACCCAGCAAAGCACCCGTCGTAGGATCAAATGTCGTGTCTTTAGGTATTGGAATTACCGGCTGAGGCTCTGTCGTTTTAGCCTGTCCAGAACCGGCTTGCGTCAAAGTATAGGGCTGGAAACCTAGCATCGCCGGAGTCTCGCCTATGGTCGTAGGACGCGCTTCTGGGAACGACAAGCCACGGAAGTCGCCCGTTGTGCCAACAACAGCAGGCACTACCGCTCCACCACCGGGTGTCGAACCTCCCGCAGTTGATCCGTCAGGCAACTTAACTAAACCTTCACCATAGACATTCTTAATTTTTTTGTCTGTTTGAATTCCTAGTTCAGTCAACAAATTATTCAAGACATCTTCTTCTGTCATGAATGTTTTTATTTTTTTGCCCGTAGTTGGGTCTATTGATAAGTTTGCTTCAGTAAACGGGTAGTCACCAAGAAATCTTCCTGAAGAATCAATAATTTTGCTGATGTCTACATTCGCACCAGCATCAATGAGTCTCTTGTAGTCATCTGTTCTAAGTTTTTCATTGATGCGCTCTAAAGTAAGAGCATCAACTTTTGATAAATCCAAGCCCCGTGTGCTGATGTAATTGGGGTCTCGTAGTTTTGCAGTGACCTCTTCCTGCAAAATTGTTGAAGGGTTTAGGTTTTGTCCCGTGTAATCTCTGGCTTCATCAACAATCATTTGACGAGCAACAGCCTCATCAATAGCACTTTGACGATTAGCATTCTCACCAATCTGTACGCCCATTCTGTCCAGAACTACAGTCGCTTTAGGATCAGCAAGAAGCGCGTACAAAGTTTGTGCTTCAGGCGTGTTTGTTCCAGTTGCGGCAGCAAAAGCACGAGAGTCGGCGACCGATTGTTTTATACGATCAGCATCTGCTTTTGTTAAAGCCCCAGAAGTTTCTGCTAAAGCAATCGCCTGATTGACACGATCACGCTGAAGAACATCATTGCCAGCGTAAACTTTAAATTGTCCATCATCCGTATAGCCAGAAAAAACTGGCTGTCGAGTTACTGGACTTACGTACTGAACTAGTTGACCGGCAGCAGTTTCTGAAACATTCGGGGTTTTAACATTTTGAGCAGCAGCAATTCTTTCTTGATCAAATAGATAAGGGTTATCTACCGCATACCTACCCCCGAAAGGAGTTGCATTTAATGCAGATGTAGTGATCTCCAAAAACCCCTTTGGGTTGTTAATTAACGCTTGTTTGTCAACACCTGAAGCGGCTTCTTTAATTTGATCAGCAATTTGTTTTGATGTTTTTAACTCTTTGTCTTCTTGCCCCATGTAAAACTGATAACCAGCTTCATCAGCATCTCGACCAAAAGCACTACGATAAGCAGATTCGATGTTGGCGGTATCGTAATTAAAACCTTCAGTAGAACGATCAAGCTCCTCCGCAATTCTTTGGGGAGTTGCGCCTTGTTCAAGTTTTTGAATGTAATGCGTAGCAGCAGCAGCTTCTGGAGGACGACCAAGTTGCTCCAAAAATAATTTATTAACCGTCGCTTCTGGAGAAGCAGCAAGTTCAGCGCGAAGTTGAGCTACGCTAATTTCTGGCTTGGAATAGTGAGCTAAGCCACCCTCATCTGGTGCGCGACCTAATATGTCGATATAGGCCTGTCGGACATCGCCGCCAGCCGCCATGTATGCTAATGGGCTCATGCCTCTGAATCGGTTCATACTAGGTTCCTCGTCATTCCAAGACCGCCCAAAACACGGGGGCGAACGGTTTGCCGCTCCAAAATTTCTAAAGGCGACATCATAGTGTTTGTTACGGGAAATAACTCAGCAGGGTTGCGATAAATCGGAGCCCGACCTTGTACTTGTTGCTGCCGCTGTTGCTGTTGTTGTTGTTGTTGCTGTTGCCCACCACTAACGATGTCAGAGAGATCAGACGCTTTCCCAACAACATCTTTTGCTTTGCTTACAAAACTAGATAATCCACCCGGCGGAGGCGTCACACCGGGGAACTGTAACCCCACCGAACCAGCGCCAATCTGTTGAGCGCCAGCCCCTACTTTGGCACCAATATTAGGCGCTAGACCCTGTCCTGCCGCTACTTTGATGTTACCAATACCACTCGCTTCTGGAATCGCAACTGAACCCGGCATCTTTAAGCCGCCACCTAATAACTCAGTACCACCAGCAGCCGTAGTGCCTCCCGACGTTGTAAAGCCGGGCATCGTTGGGGTCTTGAAAATAGTGCTTGGGATGTTTGTTCCCACATACGCAGGCGTTGCTGCCGCTGACGTAAAGCCTGCTGGGCCGATGCTCCCATAACCGCCACCAACAAACCCACCACCTACACTCGTTCCCGCTCCAGCACCTGCCCCCGCACTAGCCCCAGCAGTAGCCCCAGCACTACCCAGAAAACTAGATAGCGCCATCGAGCCAAGGTACAGACTACCGGCGAGTAATAAGAACTCGCCGAAACCCATCGGGGTCATGTCGTCTTTGTATTGAGCATACGTATTAGCAACATTACCCACCTTCTCAGAGGTGTACTGAGCAATGTCATCAGGATCAGCGCCAAGATCAACCGCACGCTTGGATAGGTCTTGATACTTCTGACCTAAGCCAGCTAACTTATCAGCGTTCTTGCCAGATTGAGTCCAGCCCGGATCCACGTTCTGCTCGACCCAGTTGTTGACATAAACACCGGCAGCAGCCTGCTTCACAAAGTCCGCAGGGTTCTGGGCGTAAGCGTCTACCGCAGCCTGTGGCCCCCACTTTTGCGCCATCTCACGGGCTTTTTCCTCATCCGAGAAAGCAGCCGTACCGGCTTGGCTATGCCACATCGCATAGACCGGGATCTCATAGCGCTCAGAGTCTGAATAGATCTCAAACTGATCCGCCTTTTCACCCCGCTGACCCATTGGCTTCACGACATACTCAGTCGGAGTCATCAGGTTCAAACCCTCAAGACCAGATCGATTGTCCTGCCACGGGTTTCTTAGCTGAGCCAAAGACGAAAAGTCATCAGGTAGCTCAATGCCCTTCTCAGCGGCGTAAGCACGCGCCTGCTCGTCAAACTGCCTATTGATGTACTCCTGAGCTTCAGGCGACCAGCCCACCTCTTCCAGCCGCTTTGGATCCATCGCGTAGTCATAATTGACATCAACGATCCTGTCGGCAAGGTTCTTTGGCTGGGCAATACCAGTGGTCTCAAAGTTCCGCTCAATCGGCTTTAAGTAGTTTCTGTAAGCCTCTTCGTCCGGCATCCGACCCAAGTAATTCTTAAAGACTCGGACGAGGTTAGCCTCAGGTATCTTTGATAGCTGCTTTCTAAAGTTTTCTGAATCAAAGTTAGAAAGATCAGGCCTAGAGCCGCCCATAGGGACGTTGGTGCTCTGGAAAAACTGCTCCGTCTGCATAGTTTTGGCAAGCTCATTCTCGCTTGGAGGCCTGCCCAAAACGCTCTGAAACTGCCGCGTGATGTGATCTTCCGGCGTCAGACTGCGATACTCGTCCGACTGCTTAACGGTATCAACAAGATTGAAACGATCAGTATCCTGACCAACGAGCGTCTCGTAGTCATTCTCGTCCGGGTTTCTGCCCAGATAGTTGTTGTAGACGTAAGTAACGTCGCCTCTAGATAGCGCCATTATTTCACCGGAGGATATGGAATCACGTTGATTGCATTCACCAATGCAGCCGCCCAGTCTTGCCAGTTGTCATACACGTAAGGGCCGGGTATCGCTTCATTTGAAAACACATCAATCGCCTTCAAACTAGCCGCCCAAGGCTTCCAATCCTGCTCACCATCAGGAATAGCCAATTGCTGCGTGGCATACGCTTCACACATAAGCGAAGCCCATGACTCCCAAGTGTGGTATCTCGGGTCGTAGACGAGTGCAATATCAGACATTAGAACGGCCTCACATCGCCGAAGTTGGCGCTAATTAAGACACGACCCATCTGGTAGTTACCGCCTTGTACGTTGCTGCCAAACTTTAAACGCCCTAGTCGGCGCTGCTCACGCATGTCAACTTTGCCTGTATTTGGCTGGAATACATACTGTTGGCTGTAAACGTCATCACTTTGAGCAAACGGTCTACCAACAACTTGCACATACATCTCGCCAGAAGCTACAAAGTCAGGCTCAACACGCTCAACATGTAGCCAGCGGTTCTCACCAACGCTACCACTTGGAATCTGTGGAGACTGTGCAGGGCCACCCGCTACCCAGCCTAAGTCCGATGTCTCAAAGTAGCTCTCAATCGCCAAGGTATTCTGACCATCAACCGCATCTGTACCGATCTCGTGCTGCCAGATCGTCGTCAGCCCCGGCATTGTCTGGAACTCAGCCAACTCAGTCTGTGTCGCTGTAGCGTTCGCAGATAGGGTGACTGTAATATTCCCCGGTGTCGCACTCGGTGCTATAGCAATCACATAAGCACCACTAGGAACACTTGCTGAATCGACTACTTGATTCAAAGCAATCTGGTTCGTGTTCGCCATCTCAATGTCAGCGTTCCCGTTCGTCGTGCTGATGTTCGACGAGAAGACAGTCTCAGAGGTCGTCAGGTTAGTTCCGGCATTCACTGGGAACCTAAAGACCTGCGAGAAGTAGCCAGCCGACCGCGAAGCACCCGGACTGAAGCCACCGTCGTACCAAGTGTTCTCACGGACGTTGTAGATGATGCAGTTATTGCACTCTTCCGAATCCCCATGCGGGTAGAACCACCAAATCTCGCCAAATCGAGGCACTTTGGTCGCCCAGACTTTTTGTCTTTGGGCGTAGTTCAGATTGTCAAAGAAATAGTTCTGGTTAATTGAGTTAGGAATTTCTTTGACTACCCCGTTATATAGGAGGAACCGATCAACCCCAATCCAATAATAAATGCCGTCGTATTCAATAACAGACTGAGAAGAAAGAATAGAACTTTGGTTAGAAATGGTGTCATAGCGCCAATAGGTAGATGGTGCCCAGTTCTGAGTACCAGACACACCCAAAGTCTGCGGCGCATAAGACACTCTGATGAGCGAATCTAACGACCAAAATAAGCCAGACGGGGAGTTAGAACCACCTCGAACTGGCAAGCCCTTTACGATCTTCGTAGAAGCTGCTGATACCTCATTAGACTCTGCGCTGTTCCAGTCGAACGGATCACCGGCTGCAGAGTTCTTAATCAATCCATTGTCACCATAGACAAACACGTAAGGGTGCAGAACCACCACACCCCCTGAGACCGATACCACGTTACCTGTAGGCGTTGGCCCGTTAATGTCTTTGAGCGGAGTGACAACCGATCCTAGTACAGAACCAGCCAAAACTGCCGAGTTCGCTGTGTTGTCGATCTGGGCGAGATTCAGCCCGGGATGTGCTAAAAGCAGGGTGTTCTGTGACCCAGCAGAGTCATACATCGCATCGAACTGCCAGAGGTTTAAGTTACTCGCGGTGAAGCCTGATTGAACTGTAGCTACAGGCACAGAGAAGCCTGAACCTGTACCACCAATAGCAGAAGCTGGCGCAGTCAGAGAGTCGCCAACAGAATAAGATGTGCCGCTTGTTGTAATTGTGACAGTCGTGACGACGTTACCAGCGACAACTATCGTTGCTTTAGCGCCAGTACCAGTACCGCCAGTAAGACTAACATTTGTATAAGTACCGTTAGTATATGTAGTACCACCCGTAACTGCCCCTAAAGTAAGAATGCTGCCGCCAAAAGTAAAAGGCGTAAGCCCCGCACCAATGCCGTTGTTATCGACCGAAAAAGTCTCAAGACCTGCTGAATAACCGCTGTAGATACGGTTAAAACCGTCTTCAGAGTTCACAAAGATACCACGAGACAAACCATGTACTTCGTTTGTCATCGATCGATAGCCACCGATCTTGCGTGGGCGACCGCGCTGAAAGCGCACCCAACGACCATCAACATACAAGTTTTTGTCGAAGAAGGTACCGTCGCGCTGAACGCCCGGAAAAGTATCTAAGGTGAAAACCTTTGCGGTCATACGAATGTCCCGCCAGAAATACCACTCGGTGCTGTAATACCGTTCGCACTGACTGTCAGCTCGTTCACGCCCAAAATAGCAATGTTGAACTCACCAGAAGTAGCTCGGTAGATACCTGTACTGACTTCGTTTGCAAAGTTCAGAGAAGGCGCGGCAACAGTGCCATCTGAGAGCGATACGTTAGTCAGACCTACCGAAACAGTAATTGCAGCGATGATGTTTACAGAGTCACAGATAACGATAGAACTCTCACCTTGAGCAATTGTGACATCGTTACCTAAGCCAGTTGAGATCGTTACATCATAGTTACTGACCCCACCAACAGCCTCGTTGATGATGTAGTAAACCTGAACCGTCGGAGGAACAATGATCGTCGCGTTCCCCGCCAAAGTTCCTGTGTACTTCTGGATGACGTTAGATGCTTCAGTAGTCGTGAGGGTAAACGTACCGCCTGCGGACACGTCTTTCGTCAACTGGGTAAAGTTGAACTGGGTAGATTTGCCCAAGCCAACCGTATAGAAAGCCGTTCCAGAACAGACGACAATCGCCGAATCAGATGGCTGCATGATGATGGAGGATGATCCATTGATCTGCGTTCCACCTTGAGCCGCTACCGTCAAGGCACCTGTTCCAGAGTTTCTCAGCATCACAAACCAGTTGTTGCCGAGGTTGCTAACGGTATCCAGAGTCAGCGTACCAGCACCACCCGTCCACACATACGTCTGTGCGCGGTAAGCTGCAGTTGCCGTAGCATCAGTGCTGAAGGTCGTGACAGGGTGCGACTGGTTAAGCGTCACTCCTGAAGCCAACAGGCCGTAACCAGCTAATGTTGCAGCATCAGCCGCTGAGGAACCAACACCAAAAGCTATCGTGCCCCAAGTGCCTGCCTCAGTGCTATTTGAGGTGATGTAAATGTACTTCGCCTCACCAGCGGCAATTGAGATGATCGTGCCAGCGTTGTCATACGTCTTAACGGTGAAGGTATTCGCCCCGACGTTTCGGATTAGGGCATCGTTACCTACCGAAGTCTGGTTCGCAGGCGGCATGTACAGCGACAGACCCGAAGTCGTCGCCGTCACGTTCATGATCCGGGCTGCGTAGTCATCCGTTGCATTACCGTTAATAGGCCACTGAAGCTGTGTATTAGCCGATAGGGTTACCGCACGGAAAGAAACATCCGTGGGCTGGATCACCGTTCCGGTGAAAGGACTGTTGTAGCTCATAGTTAGCTATCCAATGCAATGGCTTGACGATCACCCATCCGCTGGATGTCTTCGGCTTTCAGTACCTGCATGATCTTGTCGTACTGAGCCTGCCACATCGGTATGCGCTCATCGTTCTTCAAGAACGGCATAGCTTGTAACAGGGAGCCGTACAGCAGCGCCTGTGGGGCGTAGATGGTGAACCAGTTAGTTTGGTTGGACGAATCCAAAGGCTGGATGC